AGTCTCATGATGCATTTTAGAGAACGTCTGAGGCAGTTTGTTTTCTTTGGCATACATTCCCCATTCTTTATGAGAGAAGCGCCTGGATAGCCTTTTAGTTAATTCTAATGCATGGTTTAGGACATCAATTGAACTGTTCCCGGAAAAGTTTCCATTTTTTTCTGCGACGGAATCATGTTCAGCATGAAATTGTTGGTGCTCTTTCCAAGTCATGACTTCAAGGTTGTCTGGTGAGTTGTTCATTCCATCATAATCTTTGTGGTGAACAACCAGACCTCCCTTGATCCAGCCATTGCTTTTTGCATCATCGCATTTGGTGTTCCATTTGTCTGGATCATGAAATTGAGATATAAGTTTATGTTCGAATATTCTCTTGTGCAGACTATCCTTTGTGTTGCAATGCATTTGCCAATATTCTTGAGATTGCTTTCCGGCACGTTCAAGGCTTTTGGTAAATCTAGGAAGACTATCACCGTTCCTAAGTTCACGAGCTTCTTTTGTGGAACCGTCTCTGAGAAGCATTTTATGGTTTGGTGTTACATCCAGGTGCGAACCATCATCTAAAGTAACTCTTAAGAGTTTTTGTTCATAACCTGTGACTCTTGGATTGCGCCCTGTCTTGATAGAGATCAGGCCTGTCTTAGGATCCATTGAATATACAGGAACGTCTTTTCCTTCTTCGGCCAATTGTTTAAATGACACAGCGTTTCTACCATCTGCTGTGGCAACTAGCGTCTCACCAGAAAAGCAAGGATTTGTGGATACTGTGCCGAATCCTTTGGATTCGTATGCATCTGCTGGGCTTGTGCGTTTAACGTTGTCCCAAAACAAAAGCCCAGGCTCTGCATGGCCATGGGCTGCTACGTTAATCTCATTCCACAAATCGACAGCACTTGTTCTTTCGACGATGGAAGGGTTTTTGGAGTCCACAGGCCAACGAAGTTCGAAGTCCTCTTCTTTCTTGACAGCGTTCATGAACTCATCAGACAACCTGATTGATATATTGGCGCCGGTTACTTTCTTGAGGTCATTCTTGATATTAACAAATGTGGCGATCTCTGGGTGATGTACTGAAATGGTAAGCATAAGAGCCCCACGTCGGCCACCTTGGGCTACTTCTCTACATGTGTTGGAAAACCTCTCCATGAAGATGCCAATGCCGTCAGTGGTCTTTGCAGCATTGTTGGTGTTGATGCCTTTAGGGCGGATTGTTGATACGTCGAATCCAACACCGCCCCTTCTCTTCATTAGCTGCGCCTCTTCCTGGTCTGCCTTGAGGATTCCTCCATATGAGTCTGCTGGAGCATCAATAACAAAGCAATTCGACAAAGAGGTAGTCTGGAATGGGTTTCCGATGCCAGCCATTGGACTACCTTGAGGAACTATCTTACTGAAGTTCTTGAGGTAGTTGTATATGGCCTTCTCACTAAGAGGGTTTGGATATTTCTGCTCAATTCTTGCCAACTCACGTGCGAGTCGTTTATGCATGTAATCAGGAGTGGGTTCTAGGATTTCATCGTCAGGCGAGGTTATTGCGTACTTCCCCAGGTACACTTCTGCTGCCAATATGTCATTGTCAAAATATTTTGCAGCTTTCTCTATAGCTGACTCGTAGGTACCCATCTTCTTATCCTCTTATTGCATGTTCCTGAACTTCTTCTGCATGTATTCTAGGCCAGATTTCTTTTCGTCTGGTTCTACTTCCCTCATGCTCGCAGCTTCTGCATCTGTCATGATGCGAAGCTTTGATTTGCCTGTGTCTAGATGGACGAAGTACTTGATTCCATCTATGCCTGCTCGGTTCTTGGCAACGAATACGTTACCAAATCCTGTTGACTTCTCTGCTGACTGCCTTGATAGACCCAAAACAAAGTCTGCCACATGTGCCTGAGCGTATGACTCAGCCATATTTGTTAGATCAATGATTTCAGAGCTTGCACCTTCTTTGTTAGACTGCAATGCTGTCCAAACAGGAACATCTAGGTCCGTTGCTAGAGTACGGAGTTCTTCGCATACTTTCTTTAGTTCTAAACGAAGAAGCTCATTTCTGTCTGCAGATCTCATAATGCCAGCGTAATCAACTAAGATTAAGTCTGGGATGAAACCAGTGAGTTGTACTTTTTCAATGTGCGTACGAAGAGTTTGTACTGTTGCCTGACTTGGAGGATAGTACTTCACAATTAGCTTTCCAAGCTTGTCCTTGTTGTCCTCGTAGTACTTCTTGATCTTGTCTCTGTGGTCATAACAGTTAAGACTTGGAATGTCCATGATGTTAGAGTCATAACGAATGCCAGTCATTCGCTCATTCAATTCAAAGGTGTAATGGATGACGTTCTTTTTAACCTTGAGGCCAGCACAACCAAAGTCAACAAGTAGATGCGACTTGCCTACACCAGTTGGTGCCACAACAATGCCAATCTCTCCAGAACCAAGGCCGCCATTAAGAATCTTCTTACCGTCCAGTTCTGGTTGTCCTGTAGGACATGTCTTTCGATAGGTCTGAGAATAACGTGCTTCTACATCCTCATGCAGGCGTAAGCCTGGTGTGTGATCGTTTCCAGCTGAGATTGCCTCTTGAATAACTCCCACAATTTTTTCATAGCGCTCTGTCTCAATGTAGTCAACACTCTTTGCAAGTGCAACCTGCAATGAAGCCTTCTTGCAGAACTCTAGCGACTTATCCTTCACGAAGTTAAGATCACCAAGATCGGCCTTGAGCTCAACTCGAATGAAGAAGTCTTTCACTACAGATTTGAGACCTGCGTCGTTCTTTGTCTTCAATTCGTCTTTGACGATTGTAAGAAGGAGTTCCTGCGAGGGAAACTCCTTGTATTTCTGTTGGTAGCTGACGTACTTGTCTGCGATTAGTTTAAGGTGAGCATATTCGAAGAAGTCTACGTTGAGAACTTCAGAGAACTGTCCTGCCCATTGCCTGTCCATAATCATTGCTTGAACGATTTTCTCTTGGAATGATCGGTCGAACTTGAACTTAGTTTTGGTTGGTGTCAATGTTGTTTTTTTCTTTTTGTCTGTGGTTGGCTTCGTGGGTTTAACTGTTGCTTCGTCAGTCATTCATGCACTCCGGTATGGGCGTCAAAAGAATATAACACATCGAAAAACAGAGCTAAACCCTATAGTGGGATGAACCCTGTGTGTGGTATAGATAGACACCCTGTTCAAGGTCTTCTAATCAAAAATCAGATTTTGTTTTAGGTTCGTTGTAAACCTATCGTAATTAAACGGCATTATAATTCCGTTAGATACAATCTCTTTTATGAACCCAAACTTATCCATCTTGGGTTCATGGTTTTCTAGTGTTCCTTCTATCTTTGAAATCTGGAAAGCTGCAAGGTTAGAGGTTGTCAAATACATCAACTTCCAATTTCTTCTGATTAAATCCTCGGACTCCAAGATTTCCTTGGGCGCCTTCAACTTCATGCCTGCTTTGGTCTTTAACAGCTCACGAGAGGCGTCTAACACGTCTGTAATAGATACATCCACATCTTCTTCGTTGAGAAAAGGGAATCGCTTAGAGAGGGTCTTGAGGCCCACGCCGGGCACGCCCTCTAAATTGTCTGAGGGATCTCCAACGAACGTACGAGCCAGGCAGAAGTTACGAGCAGAAATGTCGAACTTCTCTTTGACCCACAAGTTGTCAATCGTTATCTTGCGAGCAGGATCATATATCTTAACATTCGTGTCGTCAAGCAGCTGATAGAAATCCTTGTCTCCAGATACGATAAGTTTGAGTGCATCCACGTCGTTATAGATGTACTTGGCCAGATAACCGATAATGTCATCACACTCTGTGTTCTCGATGAATATCTGACAAATCGGTGTCTTCTTTAGGAGTTTGTATAGAAAGGAGAGCTGGTCTATCTTGTTCTTGGTGTCTGTGCGGAGGTTATCCTTGAAAGACTTACCTTTGGACTTGGACCTGTTTGCCTTGTATGTTTTACAGAGGCTTCTACGTCTTGGGCTTGGTCCGCCATTTTCCCACACTACGATAACCTGTGAAGGAGACCATCGGTCAACTAAGTTATCAAGGAATCTAACCATCCCGACAATGCCGCCAACTGGCTCACTCTTGCTGCTCATAGATTCGTTTACAAGAAAATGTCGAAGGAATATATTTAGACCGTCGACTATGATTATAGGTCTTTTGGCATTTGTCATTTTGTCCTCATGTTTTTCTCTATTGTAACATAGTTGAGGTTATACTTTAACTGCCAGTACTTCCAAAACCGCCCTGTCCTCTTTCTGTTTCGCCAAGGTTCTCTGCAGAACGTACCTCAAAACAATACACCTGAACAACAGGAGCAATAACGAGCTGCGCAATCCTGTCAGGACATGCAAATGTAACCTCTTCAGTGCCATGGTTTTGAAGAAGCACCTTCAAAGGTCCAGTGTAATCTGAATCAATCGTGCCTGGTGAATTAATGACAGTAATGCCGTGCTTGGCTGCTAAACCAGAACGTGGTCTGACCTGCCCCTCGAAACCTTCTGGAATCTTGATCCTTAAACCTGTGTCTACCATCTTTATATCGCCTGGAGCAATAGTAAAACGTTCTACTGTACAAAGGTCCATGCCCGCAGCTCCCGCTGTGGCATATTGAGGAATCTGAGCATGTGAATGGGTTTTAAAGAAATTGACTTCCGGCGGTGTATCTTCACTCATTTTGTCAGCGCCTTCATTTCTTCAAAAGAAGCTTCATTGACTCCTTCAACGGTTACATGCTTCTTTACGTTAGCTCCTACAACCAAGGCCGACTCATAAAGTGCCTCAACATATTTGCTAAACTCAGGAACCTCTAGGACAGCTGTTCCAAACTCCTGCTTATAGAACTTGACTGTATGAAGAACCTCGCCATTTTTGTCGTTCACAAGGAAATCCTTCCATGCGCCAACACCATTGACAGAGACTTCATCGCCATTGTCCATCTTTACTATACCTGTTTCTCTGAATAGGTCGAATGTCTCTTCATGTTCCACAATGCCTACTCCAAAGTGAATCTGAAACTCACACACTCGGAAAGGGTTGGCAACCTTGTTTTTAATTGTCTTGGCTTTCACCTGAATGCCAACAATTTCACCATCTTTGTTTTTGATTTGCTTCTGTCCTGTGGACGTAATGCGAATCCTTGTTGAACAAGAATAAGGGATAGCCATTCCGCCTGGAGTCGTTGTGTTGTGGTTAAGTTGTCCGCCACACTTATATGTGTGAGTGTCTTTTACGGTCAAATCAACAACTGCCATAGGTTTCTTTACCAAAACGGCGGCTGGATGGGCTGATAATTTTGTCCACTCGTTGTTAAACTTAACCCTGTGTTCTCCTGTACCAAGTAACCCATCTAGATTATAGTGTTCATCTTGTCCAGGTTTTACTATGAAGTTTTGAATAGGCTTCCATACATCTTTTCCAGTTTTTGGATCAACCGAAAGAATCTCGTAACCCTGATCTTCTATCTCATATAATTCAGGAGTCTCTAAATCATCTA